ACGTGGTCCTTGAATTCTCCTTTGAAACCTGAGCTTTTCTGGTAGCGGAGGAAATCATAACGTAGAACAACGGCAGAATGGATTCCGTTACCGAGAGCGGTTTGCAAAATGCCTGACATGAAGAGATTGTACAAAGCAACTATGGTCCCGCCTGTATTTACAAGGGGAACCATTGGAAGAACTAAGATTTTCTTGAGCAGATCAATGTCTTCCTCAGTCCATTCGCAATGCTGAGCAACTTTTGAGAAGACTCTGGGGTCTGTTGTTTTCAGTTGGGGGCTGTGAGTCATATCGTACTCCTGGAAATCGCTATCGAAGCAATTGTTGATGAACTCTTCTGTGTAGAAGCCCTTGCATGCATCATACCACTCAGGTCCAACTCTATTTAAGCCAATAGCTGTTTCTGACTGAGCTGGATTACTTCTCCAGATTTCCATCAGTGCCCTAAGGACTTTACTTGTGATAAGGTATTCCGTCAGACCTACTACTGTGAACATTCTGGAAAGGTACATCTTGGTTGGCTTCACTGGCTCGTCTTTGAGACAGCCTTCGTTGACAATCCCGCTGTTTTGTCCTTTCTTCACTCTTTCGAGGGATAATTCGACTGATAGTTGTGTTTCGGCTTTCATCGTGAGTTTTCCTTCTTCATCTTCGTTGTAGTAGAAAGATTTTGGCATGTATCCTGGGCCTCCGCCAGAACCTGCCATCTTCGTCCTGCAAAGGGGCGTGTCTTCAATTCCATTGAGCGTCTCATCCCACGTTAAAGGCCTGTTGAGAGGAAGGTTTGGATATTTCTCCTTGGTGCTGTCAACTAATGAACAAACATCTGCGGCATACATGTCGGTAGCCTGCATAAGCATGACATTGTCAACGACTGGCTTTTCCTCTGTGGATTTTCGGATTACCTTGTGGTACGTTCTTCTCATGCGCATGAGCGGTTTGAGTTTCGTATTCTTGAGACCCAGGCATTTCCGAGCAGCGCCCCAATTGGGGTTCAGACGTAAGTCTGAGGAAGGGCTCCTACGGACAGGGATCGATCCCAACGTCTCGATTCTTCCTTCTGTGAAAAAATTAGAAGGGTGTCTTTTCTCCGTCGTGTCTTCGATCTTCTGGTGGAAGCCTAGAACGTTCCCCGAAAATTGTGTGAACTCCACTGGTCGCACATATCCGAATTTGGTGTGCAATTTCTCTTCGGCCGCTTCAATGTCACTTTTAGAGATCATCGCCAACACTCCGAAAGTTGTCTTGTTGCCAGCTATGTGAATGCCCGCAATACAGCGAGGGGAGGCGTTGAAATGATACAGTGTTCCACACAGCCCGGCTGCAGTTCCAAAACTGGCTTGAGTCTTGATGAGGTCCTGTGCCATCAGGGTCATTCCGTTAACAGTGTAAGACAATTTCTCAGTCAACCATTGGGCTTCCATAGAGAGGCATTGAGGCTTGCTGTCATCTAATCTTCGAGTGACTTGGTTGACATAACAGGTGCCATTGCCTCTTGTTGTGGGAAAGAATCTAATGAGATCTGGTAACATGCCGAGGTCGAGGTTGGGCATGTAAATGAGGACTGCATCCTTGCTCTTAACTAATGCCATGTTATCAAAACCTGCTTTGATTTTTACCACTCTTCCATTTCGCATGTGGTCAGTGATCTCGAGGTTCCTCTCCACCAAATCTCCTTTCTCGACGAAGGCGTGAACGACTGTCATTCCTACACAGCTGTTGAGCATGGTGAGAATTGTGCGGCCAGCTCCGTAATCCATTACAAAAGTGTTGCGAAGTACCTTGGCCTGCATGTCAACTGCAGAGATAGTTTTGGCACAATGATGGCCACTGGGACGGACCCTTACAGGGTCTACCCAGATGTTCTCTCTTTTCTGTTCGACTTTTTGGACTTTGTCAAGAGTCACTGCCTCTGCCGCTTCTTCGGATTCTACTACTGCTCCTTGAAGAACATCTGCAATTGTGGGTTCTTTCTTTGGTTTGATGGCCTTGCGTGCAATCGGTAGGAAATAATCAGCTGCCATTTTCATAGCATATTTCGTCACGAGGCCTCCTGCCATAAGCAGCAGCGCTTTCTTCAGACGATCTGCGTCAGTGAAATAACTTCCTTTTTGTGATAGGAAGTCTCCGAACATTGAAAGAGCAGACACGGGAGAGAGTGACAGAACGCGAGTGAGACTATTCCTTAGCTTGCGGGAAAGATGAAGTACCAAACTGCCAAAGACAAAAGTTACGAAACCCGCATACACTTCTGCAACCTCATCAGACAGAAACAGAACAATAATGCCGCAGAGAATCAACACCAGCGCTACAACTTCAACCAGTTGATGCCTCCAAACAAAGCTGACAAAAGAAGATGTCCAACCATCGCCCATCATCTGGAGATACATCCATGATGCTGCTCCTTGGGTCACTGTCGGTTTGGTTGGAGTAACATCTCCAAACCACGCGTGTTCCATAAGCCTGGCTTCTGCCGACGCATCTGACAAGCAGTCGTCTGAATCCTCGCTCAATACAGATACTTCGTCTTCGCTGTCTGAGTCATCAGCTTCTTTAGCTGTCATCGCATCAAGTTCGTCCAATTTCTTCTCGGTGTTTAAAGGACAGTCGCAGATATCAGAAGTCATTATGTTGCATGCGCACATCTTGGTTTTCGTCTTCTTAAGGCGCTTGCGAAGCATGTCTTTTTCGTGCTGATTGTGCTCATCCATGTATTTAAACATTTCGACGAGTAGCTCTCTGATCTCCATCCATTCACCAAGAGGTTGGATTTCCCACACCCTATTACCTGTGTCGCGATATTGCCATCGTTGATAGAGACAGTGCTGACCACCTGGTGGAATGGGAACTCCCTTTCGGACTTTGCCTTGTGGGCATGCGTACTCCGGTTTTATCTTCATGTCGAAACAGAATCCCAGCCTCCGGTAATAGGAGCCGGGTTCCAAAGTAGCTGTGGGCTCAGGGTACTGGTTCTCACAAGACCATGTTGCGTCATTGAGGAAAAAATGTGCTCCTTTGTCTGGCAAGTCTGCTTTGACCATGGCTTTGCAATCCGTATTTACGGCTTCAAGATATGCCTCTTCAATCGTTTTCTTTCGATGTTCTGCCTTGAGATTGTTACAATCATCAAACACCACGTCGGAAGTCGCTGACGTGACTCCGGTGTGATACTGGTCAGATAAGGAGATCTTTCCAATCTGCAGATAATCTTCACGGTTTTCTCTCTTAGCATTTAGCTTGATGAGGTAGTTGAGCAGAACTGACTTACCAATTCCTGCTGGGCCTCTGAGAGAGACCGAGGTTGGTTCCTTCTTGGATCCTAGACTCCTTACGATGAGGTGCATTGTGCTTTGCATCTTCAGACACTCAGTGTAGCGTGTTTCATCAAGAGTTTTGGACCTTCCACTTTTAACTACCTTGCTGTATTCTTGAGTGAGGGATCTGACTCTGTTACAGAGTTCAGTGATGGCATCGTACGAGGATTTTTTCGTTCCTGCTTTAGTTTGTCGCACCAGATCTGACAGCTCAATAAATTTCGCTGTCTTTAGGTCTGGCACAATCAATGCTTTCAGAACTCCCGTTAGATTGCCAGTCTTACTCGCTGTATACATTGCACTGGATGATTTCAACATTGTTGACAATATGGCTTGGATAGATATCCCGCCTTTGCGCAGAAAATTGAAACTTGATTTGTAGGCGTCAATGTAAGTCTTAGAATCTTTGAGGTCGTAGAAGAAAATGGGGGTGATAGCTAGGAGAGAAAGGAATCCTGTAACTCCTTCGTGCATGGGTGATTTGTCCAAGGTTGCCATGTTGGAGAGACTATCTTGAATGGTCTCCAACCAACCAGGAATTTGGTCATCCTTGCCGTCAGCTTCGAGGCCAAACATCACCTGAAAAGACCTCAGGATTTCATCGAATGCTCGAACAGATTGTTTCCTGTTCATCTTGAGCAATTTTGTGACGAAATTCTTCACCATGCATCCATAATACAGAGCACATTGCACTCTGCCGCGTTCATCAACAGAAGGACCCATCCAAATCTGGCGCATTAAGTCCACGCAATCATAGAGAAAATTATCTCCAGTTATCGCGTTGAAAATGTCATCACCAAAGATTCCTCCGCCAAATGTTTTGACAAAATCTATCGGATCAGGATCTGGGTCTTTGACGCTGGAAAATTTGATTTTCTTGATGGGAACATCGCTTTCGATGGTTGACCCACTGAATTAAGTGGGTGATAACGAAAAGGCGTGTTCGTTGGTTTTTTATTCTTCCCACTCGCCATACATAATTATTATCTTATGTCTATGTGGACTTATATAAAAAAAAATTACAAGTCTTTA